GTTGCCAAGCGTAATATTAATATCCTTAGAGTCTGCCACAAAACTTACCTCCATATTAGTGATACGATATTTATTGTTTTAAATATAGTACTATTGACATAGATTTGGCTAAAGAGTATAATTTAATCAAGATTACCTGTGGATAGTAATTTGATTAAGGGGGATGTTTATGCAAATTTGTGCTAATTGTTTTAAAGAATTATTTGATTCAGACATAAAGTGTGATATATGTGGTTCTGAAGACATTATATCCGATATGCTATATAAAAAAACTAGAAAAGAATTAGAAACGATGAGTGATTTCAAAAGAAAACACAGGGTTAAAGATTATCCATATAATGTAGTATATAAATATCTTACTATGAAGTACGGGGAGCGGTATTGGAGAGAAATACATAGTAAACCCTATCAGGGGGAATCCTTGTATCCACGAAAAGAAACTCCAACCCAACCAACCAAACCCAAGTCCGTATGTTGTCCTAAATGCGGCTCTACCTCTATAGCAACAACTGCAAGGGGTGTAGATGGATTCTGGGGCTTAATCGGCGCAAGCAAGACCGTTAACCGCTGTGCTAATTGTGGATATACTTGGAAGCCGAAGAAGAAGTGAGAACGGTGGTGATTTTTGAAAATCAGAAATCACCAACTTAGTAGTATTATAATCAATCAACTACTTTATTGCTTACAATTTTAAGAATCGTTACACAGATAATGTTTATTATAAATTAAAGAAAATAGTTGCTGATTCATTGCACATTTATATGGATAGTGGTCTTAATAATAATTTATCGCCCAAACAAATTTAAGAAAAGTGTAAAACGAACTCTATTTGGGATAGTTTAAATAACATACATGATGATTGATAACACAAAAAACATTTGTATTTTAATTATTACTTTTAGTGTCCGCCAGAAAGAAAATTATATGTCACAGGGAACAGACTGGTAAAGATAGAAGTTAAATTTTAATAAAAGGGATAAAATTGTGAAAGAAAAGGAATTAATTGAACATTATGAGAGTATTGTGAATATCGATACAATCAGAAAGTGTTTTCCGGATAAATGTGATTATGAATTAGACTATTGGATATATGCTAATTTTAAATACTTTGTTAATGAATCTGATGTTTGCTATGATTTTTCAATTTTTGACGGTGTATGCTATGCAAATGGAGATTCTGCATATTTGACGAGAAAGGCATTGATTAACCTTAGAAATAAAATAGATAGAGTATTAGAAAATTATGATGAAATTTTAGAGAAACTCGTTAAGCAAGAGGAAGAACGGTTTATTGAACGGTTAAAAGAATTAGAGGAAAAACAAAAAAACGTCCATCCGAAAGTGGATATTAATAAAAGTGGGTTTGTGTATGTTATGAAAAATTGTGGGTATTATAAAATTGGCATGACTCAAAATGCAAAATCTAGATTTGGTGAATATGCAAGACTCCCAGAAGAACCAGAATATATTATTTTAGAAAAAGTAAAGGATTGCAAGAATGTTGAAAAATATTGCATGATATGTTTGCAAGCAAAAGGTTAAGGGCTGGGAGATGTGAATGGTTTGATTTGTCTGAGGATGATATAAATAAAATTAGTGAAATAGTGTGTGCAGAAAAAGAAGAAATCATAGATCTATAGTTAAAAGAGCCAATACCACAATCGGTACTGGCTCTTTAACATTTTCAGTGAGAACTGGTGAAGTGGAGGTGATGCATCTTACCTCATCTTCTCAACCACATCTGATATTGAACTTCCTCAACTTTTTAAGTGAGGATTGAAATAGTGGATTTGTTGTATCCCTCGTCGAACTCCAAAGGTGTTCGACTAAAGGTACATAGACTGGAGATGACGGGGCTCTCGTCGAACCCCTCAACGCCCTCAATGTTTACCTCATTAAAGTCAAGCTCATTTGCATTCTTAATATTATAGTATATAGTTAATCTGTCATTGTAAAGGAATACCTTATTTACAAAGCAGTCTATTATTCTGCGTTTGTATTCTTCGTAGTTGTCATCAGGCTTGAGAAATGACTCTAAGAAGAAGCAGAGTTGTTCTTCTGACAATCCGAAGTCGGTTGCTTTATAATAAGCAAGTTCACCTTCAATGGCGGTTTTCTCAGACTCTAAAGTTTGCAGTCGTTCAAGTAAAGTATCGGTACCAAGACCTTTTTCAACGGCCTTAACGATGTTGTCTATTGCTTTTTTATTCTCTTGAAGCTTTTTCTTGAAATAAGCAATATCGTCTTCGCGAGTATCGTTTTCAGATTGAAGCAACCATATTCTATGGGCTATCTCTTTTAAAAGTTCTGGCTGCATCAAATGTTCAACTGTCTTCTTAACAATAAGGTCTTCAATGTATTCGACTTTTACGTGTGATTTATCACAATTCCCTTTATTTCTGACTGTTTGACAATAGTAGTAGTGGAACTTCTTGCCTGATTTTCCAGTACCGCTTACACCTGTCATAGGCTTCTTACAGTGACCGCAAAATAATTTGCCGGCCAATAAATATTCAGCACGAGGCTGACGTTTTGATTTACCCACGCGTTTCTTCTCCCTTTCTCTTTGAGCCAGATAAAAGGTCTCTTTAGAAATAATGGGAGGAATGCCATCTTCAATGCGGACACCAGCTGACTCATAAACACCTATGTATTTTTCGTTTGATATAATACGATTGATACTGTTTTTATTAAATTGATTGCCTCTGCTGGTTTTAATGCCTAAGCTATTAAGTCGGCTACAAATTGCAGCGTTTGTCTTACCTGCAATATACATTTCAAAAATCGATTGAACGGCTTTGGCACCCTCGGGGTCAATCTCAAAGGTATTTTCCTTTGAAGCACGGTAGCCTAAAGGAATAGTATTCCCTATTATTTTACACTTTAATGCGCTTTCGTGCAACCCCCTTTTGATTTTTTGTGCGAGTTCAGCTGAATAATATTCGGCTAAGCCCTCCATTAAAGACTCAAGGATAATGCCTTCTGGTCCGTCGGGAATTGCTTCGGCAGCATAAAAGATTTTAATACCGTTTATTTTAAGTTGTCTTTTATAAATAGCACTGTCGTATTTGTTACGGGCAAATCTATCTGTTTTATAGACGACTACAGCCTCAAATTTCTTTTTCTTGCTGTCAGCAATAAGTCGCTGAAATTCAGGGCGGTCATCAGTCTTACCTGATATATGCCTGTCGGCATATATCTCGGTTATTGTAAGACCGTGCTGCTTGCAGTAGTCGGAACAAACTCTGATTTGACCTTCAATACTTTGGTCCGTCTGACGAGGACCTGCGCTATATCTTGCATATAGAGCTGTTCTCATAGTTAGACCTCTTTAAAGCTGTTCCTCTAATTGCATAGCTGTTGTAAGTAGGGATAAACGACCTTTTACATCTAACTTATTATATATACGTAAAAGTTCTAATTCCTCTTTTGATAACTCTCTTTCGTGGTTGTTAATAACTAAGGCACCTGAGTTTTGTCCTATGATACCGTTATTGGTATGTACGCGCACTGCATTAGTAGTCCACCCCATTAAATACTCTGGTGAGGTGCATAAGGCGTCGGCTAACTTTTCAATGGTTGGTCTGCGTAAGTTTGGGGTAACGCCGGTTTCATATTTATTTATAGTAGCTTTTGACACACCAATCTTTTTGCCAAGCTCTTCTTGTGTCATATCTAAAGCCCTACGGCGTTCCCTTATTCTATAACCTGTATCGGTATTGTTCATAATTAAGTACCTCCTAAGTGCTTAAAATTTAGTTCATATACTGATTATATCGCATATTGCGAAAAAAATAAACAGTTTTTTGAAATTTTTTTAAAAAAACTATTTACAAATGGAAAGTTTTGCGTTAATATAAATATCGTAAACAGAAACTTAGTTACTTTATAAGCTGTTTTGTTTATAGAAAGGAGAATGAGTAATGAATAAGAATTTGTTGGCGAGCGTTATGGTCAAGAATAAAGATACTCAATCAACTTTGGCTACTGCTATGGGTCTTAGTCTTTCAAGACTTAACGCTAAGATTAACGAGCGCGATGACGCAGCATTTACTCAAAGTGAAATGGCATTTATTATTGATAGATACGGTCTGTCAAGTGATGAAGCAATGTCTATTTTTTTTGAGTCATCGGTAGCGAAATCGGTTACTTAATTAAACATTACGGAAACTAATCAAGCGCAGCTTAACACGGAAATTGAAAGACACTCGCTTAAGCTGTTATTGAATGCTGCAAATGATTTTTACAGCATAGCAGAAAATCAGCAGCGTTTTGAAAATTGGAAAAAATCTAAGGAGGATGAAAACTATGCAAATCACATTAACACTTGATTTAACGGAAGATAACCTTGATAAGCTTAAAGTTTTTTGTGAAGAAGTCAAGGCCTTGACTAAGACTGCAAAGAAGTCTACAAAGAAGCAGACTAAAGTCGAGTCTGTAGTCGAGCCTGCTACTGAAATTGCAGAATCAGAAATATCTGAAGAAAAGACTGAATCTACTGTCGAAAACACAGAGCCAGAGCCTACAGAAAAGAAAGCAGCTGTAACAAAAACAGATGTAAGAGCTGTCGCATTAAAAATTTCCAAGGCTGGTAAGTCGGATGCTTTAAGAGAAATTTTCGGTAAATTCGGTGCAACAAATCTCAAAGGTATTGCAGAAGGTGACTATGAAGCCTTAATGAGAGAGCTGGTGGCCGTTAATGTCTAATCACGCATTATTATCTGCCAGCGGTGCAGCAAGGTGGCTTAGGTGCACACCGAGTGCACGTCTTGAATTGAAGTTTCCGAATGTTACTTCTGAGTATGCTTTAGAAGGTACGCTTGCACATTCTCTTGCCGAGCTTACTACAAGATACTGGCTTAATGAAATTTCTGAAATGGATTTTGAAAATCAACGTGATGACCTTGCTAAAAGTAAAGAAGGTAAGAAATTCTATAACGGTGAGATGCAAGAATACGCCAATGACTATGCAAAACTTATTTCAGATAAGCTGAAAGAGGCACGCAAGACTTGCGACGATGCTTTTGCAGAACTTGAGGTTAAAGTTGATTTTTCAAAATATGTGCCTGAAGGTTTTGGCACAAGTGACGGGGTTATTATTTCAGATGGTTGTCTTGAAATTATTGATTTGAAATACGGCAAGGGACACCGTGTAGATGCCAATAATAATCCGCAGATGCGATTATATGCCTTAGGTGCTATCGAGTATTACGGCGCACTCTATGACATTAAAAATGTCAAAATGACTATATTTCAACCTCGTCTTTCTGGTGTGCAGAGTACAGATGAAATTACTGTTGAGGAACTCCTTGACTGGGCAGAAAATGAAGTCAAGCCAAAGGCTAAACAAGCTTTTAAAGGTGAAGGCGAATTTGCTCCATCCGAAGAGGCGTGTAAGTTTTGTAGAGCTAAGGCTAAATGTAAAGCCCGTTATGAACACAATCTTGCACTTTTTGATGATGCAGAAGATACATTGCTTATTACGCCAGAGCAAGCAGGTGAGGTTTTAGAAAAAGCTGCGGATATTAAAAAGTGGCTTAAGGACCTTGAAGACCTTGTACAGTCTACACTTCTTGAAGGTACACCTGTAACCGGCTGGAAGATTGTTGCCGACCGTAGTAATAGAAAACTTGTTGACGAGCTTAAGGTTGTTGCAGCTATGAAAAAAGCCGGCTATGACGAAACGCTTTTATATGAAAAAACGCTGATACCATTGACTCAAATGGAAAAAGATTTTGGCAAGAAAAAAGTTGCTGAAATCTTAGGTAAATTGATTATTAAGCCTGAAGGCTCACCGACTCTTGCACCCGAGTCAGATAAAAGACCGGCATTAAAGTTGGATGAAATCATACTTAAGGCTTTTGATGAATAAGGAGGTGATATAAATGCTTAATCTGCTGAATAAGTACAAGGTTTACATATTGATGTTCATAATATCTATGCTGCCATATAGCTTAGAGTACAGAATATCTGCTTATATTTTGCTTTGGACTTTATACGGTACATACTGTATAGGACTGACGCTTAAATATAAAGGCCTTATAAATCACTATGAGCAAAAGAAAAAGCCCTCAGCGGCAACTGAGAGCTTAAAGGGTAAAACCCTTAAAAAACAAAGCAATTATATTATAACACAGAAAAGGAGAAATTGAAATGGCAAATTTTAATGAATTTTTGGACCAGATATTAACAGATGTTCTCTTTGATTTGAAAAGAGAACAGGAAACACAGAAGAAAGCTGAAGCGGAGTCTAAAGTGCCCGATGAAAAGGACACGGCTCAAAATACAGCTTCACTTGCTGAAAAAGCTGCTGAAGTTATCGGCGAAGAGGATTGCGCTAATATGCGTAAAGTTTCATCAGGACTCTTTTATACATACGTCATTCTTCGTGAAACGGGTTTTTCTGCGGAGCAGGCTTTTGATTTAACAAAGTCATTTTTAACAAACAACACTAAAAATAATAAATAAAAAGGAGATTAAACATTATGAAGACACAGATTACAACAGGTAGAGTACGTTTGAGCTATTGCAGCTTATTTGAACCAAAGGAGCAGGACGGCAAGTTGACATACAGTGTTACACTGCTTATTCCTAAGACAGATACGAATACACTTCAGAAGATAAAGGGTGCAATGGAAGAAGCTAAAAATGCGTACCTTCAGAAGTATGCAGGCAAGAAGCTTCCGACCGACCTT